GGAGCAATTACCGCGAATACCGGCACGCTCAATAATGTCACCATTAACGAGAACTGTGTCATCAGAGGGAAACTGTCTGCAAACCAGATTGAAGGCGACCTGGTGAAGACGGTGGGGAAAGCCTTTCCCCGGAATAACAGTTATGCCAGCGGGACGGTAACCGTCACAGTTTACGATGACCAGGGCTTCGACCGGCAGATCATCATTCCCCCGGTGCTGTTTCGCGGGACGAAACACCAGAATTTCAACAGCCCGAATCAGCAGTCGTACTGGTATTCCACCTGTAAGCTGCAGGTGCTGAAGAACGGGGTTGAGATTTTCCATGAACCGGCAACGGATGTCAGCCGGGTGTTCTCATCGGTGATAGATATGCCGGCAGGGCGGGGTCATGTCACCCTGACGTTTAATGTGTCGTCGGCCGGTGCGAACAACTGGACGCCGACAACGTACATCAGTGATTTACTGGTTGTGGTCATGAAAAAATCCACAGCAGGGATCAGTATCAGCTGACGGTTTATTAACCCGGACGGGCACCTCAGGAGGTGCCTTTTTTATTGACTGAAAACAAAGAGGTAATCATGCGGCATTTATACGCAACGATATTATTGTTTACTACCCTGCTGGCAGGAATTGCCTTTCCTGCACAGGCTGAAAGCGGACACGGTGCATTTTCCGTGGGATATGCTCAGGTTCACCCGGGCGGCGTACCGGCATTGTCCGGTACCGGTGCGCGTGCAGGTGATTTAAAAGGGATTAACGTGAAATACCGTTATGAGTTCACGGATCACCTGGGCGGCATTGTCGCGCTGAGTTATGCATCGGTGAAGAAAAGTGACACGATGAAGACGGGTGAAAATACCTTCCATTATGAAAGCCTGCGCGGTCGTTATGTCAGTCTGATGGCCGGCCCTGTCTGGCAGCTCAGTGAGCGGGTCAGTCTCTATGGCATGGCCGGGATGGCGTACACCCGCTGGTCTGACAGTGTTCAGGATTACCGGCGTGATGAAGTGAAACCGGGGTATGTGAAGGAGACCACCACCGCCAGTGATGGTCATACTGCGCGTCATCTGTCGCCGGCCTGGAATGCCGGGATTCAGTTCAGTCCCGTAGAGACGGTGGTTATTGACCTTGCTTATGAAGGCTCCGGCAGTGGCGACTGGCGCACTGACGGTTTCATTGTGGGGGTCGGTTATAAATTCTGATTAGCCAGGTAACACAGAGTTATGACAGCCCGCCGGTTCAGGCGGGCTTTTTTGTGGGGTGAATATGGCAGTAAAGATTT